ATATGAAGGCGGCTCGCTCATATTCGCACGCTTTCGGAGTTCGCCACGGCATGAAGTTCACCACAAGACTTGTCGATGGCGGAATGCGAATATGGAGAGTTTCATGACACAACAAGAATTCGAACTCGCAGAACTCGACATCGAAATAGCGCACCTGGAAGCACTGCTTGAACTGCGAAACGAGCAGCGAAGGGAGCTTGTGAATTATCTTGGGTTGAATAAGGATAAGCTTAAGCTATAATCTGAAAGTCAGGCAATTAGCCGCATCAAGACCTATCAAAGGCGCGCCCAGATAGGCAACGCTAGCACACAACACGACCCCGCCCTCTACGCTCATTCGCGCACGGTGGGGTTTTCTTTTGGGTGCTGTATAATGACATCACAGCCGGAGGAAATTATGATAATTGAAACGCATATAGTAAAAAACAGTCTAAGCAGAGTTTCAAAGAAATCTAGGATTTACACAGGAACTAGGTGGTCAGCTACCGTTAGTCGTCATGGTGCATTTGATAATGTTCGCTGGGTGGTATACTCTGGGCAGCTTGTAATTTGCACTGGTGATAATTTCTTCTTTAGTAATGCTGTAAGTTCGGCGATTAGGTGCTTAAACGAAAAGATAAATGACAAGTGGTGGGCGGATGCTTGAATTCGAAGAACTAAACCTAGCCCAACGAGTCGCGCTAAAGCAGATGTCACAGCGCGACTTTCTCACGTTTACGCGACTGTGGTTCAATCTCATGCAGGGCGATAAGTTGCGCGTGAATTGGCACCACCACATGTTCGCGGACTTGGTGGATGACATCATTTGGCGGCGCATTCCTAACCGCAACTGGGTTATTAACGTCCCGCCTGGAAGTACGAAAACGGAGTTCTTCTCGATTCACGCCCCGGCATACGTAAACACGCTTGTCCTATCTGGCAAGTTGAATCGCTTCCGCAACCTGAACTTGTCATACTCCGACACCCTAACAAAACGCAACTCACTTCGCACCAAGGCGATCATATCTAGCAAGGAGTATCAGGGTTTGTTTCCGTGCCAGTTTGGCACAAACAAGGCCGATGAATGGCAGGTGGTGAATGATCGCGGCATGGTGATAGGTGAGACCGCATCGCGCTCACTAGGAGGCCAGATTACCGGTGGTCGAGGTGGCTACATGGGTGATGACTTCACTGGCATGATAATGCTTGATGACCCAGACAAGCCAGCGGATATGATGAGCGAAACCAAGAGGGCAAAGGCTCACGACCTACTTAACGGAACCGTCCGCTCTCGCCGTGGTGACAAGTCAAAAACTAACCCAACCCCTTTTGTCTGCATAGCCCAAAGAACACACCAGTGGGACACTAGCGGATTCCTTCTGAATGGTGGCAAGAGCGGTAAAGGCGGGATGGGTGTAAAGTTTGAAAGCATGAAGGTGCCAGCCCTTATAACGGAACGGTATATCCAGAGCTTGCCTGACAAGTATAAAGATGAGTGCTGGGCTTCGATAAAGGACTCCGAATCGGTTGTTGTGAACGGTGAGCGCTATTGGAGCTTTTGGCCTGAGTATGAGGATATAGGGCAGCTGCTTGATGGGTGGGAGGCGAATGAATTCCACTTCATGAGCCAATACATGCAAGAGCCAATTGCGCTTACTGGCAAGATATTCGATTCCGGCTGGTTTAAGTTCTACGGAACAATGCCAAGCAATCCTGAAGAGATTGGGCCTGATGAACCAACGCCGCCATATTGGGAGTATCGGTTTATCACTGCTGATACGGCTACAAAGACAAAGACGTACAATGACTTTTCAGTGATGTGTGAGTGGGGCGTTTACCTTGGAAATCTGTACCTAATCAGAGTTCTTCGTGGGAAATGGGAGGCTCCAGAGCTTGAGGCTAACTTTAGGGCGTTTATAGGTGCGGCATGGGCAGACAACCAACGACAGGAGCTTGGCAATCTACGCGCCGTGCTGGTTGAGGACAAGGCTAGCGGAACCGGCCTAATACAGACTGTTGGCCGTGACTCTCCAGTTCCTATAACGCCAGTGCAGCGCAGCACCGATAAGGTAACTCGCGCGCTCGATACTGCGCCACAACTTAAGGCTGGCAAGGTTAGGCTGCCATACGATTACGACGACAAGGCCATGGTTACATTCATGGCTGAACACGCATCATTTACTGCTGATGACAGCCACGATTTTGACGATCAAGTCGATAACACCATGGACGCAGTGAGTTACGCGCTAATCAAGAACACTTCGCTGTTTGATATGATTTACCGATAAAGAAAAAGCCCCTTGATGGGGCTTTGTTTTAGCATTCCTCCCTTAGCTGGTATATTAGCCCTTCGTTTTCAAGCTGAAGATCTCTAACCATATTGCGCAACCGCTCAACCTCCGCCACGAGCTCATCGTGGGAGTTGATGGCGCGGGATGCGTACACAGCGACGCGCCTGTCTTTTGTGTTTGCATAAAAGGCATGGTTTTTCCCATGAATTGATGGCCCATTCACCGTCAACCCCTCCGCGACCTTCCCATCAAAAACATCAGCCATCTTCAAATATTTACCCATAACACACCTCACCGATTCAGGTTGTAAAAAGCCCGTTCTGCACCAGCCTCGTCTTCCGCTGCTGCGATCATGTTTTTGTATTCATGTTTTGCTACGTCGGACAGGTATTCGATGGCGAGCTTTTCGAGCAGCGCATCCATCTTGCGCCATTGACATGAAACATACATATCCCTGGCTGCGCCGTTAAACTCCTTCATCTCGGCAAAGTTCACATTGCCAACAAGCTCAATGATTGTCACATCAAGCTCACCAGTGTACAGCTTCGGCAGGTTTTCGTTGATGTATTCGTGTTTGAAGTCTTGGAAGTCGATCATGGGTGTTTCTCCACGAATATTACAAACCCACCATCACCCCTGTTTTCTCGATTGCAATTTGGCACATCAGAGCCTGCGTGGCATCCTGCGCCGTAATCAAAATAACATCCATCGCACTTTCCATCGCAAGGAATGGAAACAAAAACCTTTCCATCAAGCGTAAATTCATTTTCGTTCATAAATAACCTCGTTTAGTTGACAGTCTCAGTATGTCACCACCACAAACGCATGTAAACAACCTTGACGAAATTAATTAGATAGGCAATAATCATGCCAGAACATCCATCCTCCTAGGTTGACACCTCTTGCCCCATCCTTGTGATGGGGATTTTTTTTGCGCGATGCGTTAAACTTGCACAATCAATCAGGAGGCTATCAATGGCTAAGAAACGTCAATATCACCAGCGCAGAATCGCGCAAAACTCATCTAGCTCGCGCGCTCGCACGCCATACCAGTACGCCGGATTCTACGACAACGCAAACACTCGCCTTGACGTTTATTCGGTCGGCGGATACCCGAACGAGGTTGCATTCTCTGACCTTTGGAGCGCATATCGCCGCAAGGGGTTGGCTAAAGTCGTTATCGACCTTCCTGTGCGCACATGCTGGCAAACTCCGCCGCACATTGAGTGCGAGGATGCAGCGTGGATGAAATCCCTTGAGCGGATTATTGAACACCATGACCTGTGGGAGCGACTGAGGGCGTTGGATATTCGTCAGCGCATCGGCCAATACGGCGGGTTATGGCTTATCGCCAAGGAACGTGCTGGAGCCGAGGCTAAAGGCCCAATCCTGCCAATGGGGCCGGAAGGTTTGCTCAACCTTCGCCCGCTGTTCGAGTCGCAACTTGATGTGGCTCAATGGATTGACGACATTCAATCCGCAGACTACGGCAACCCGAAATATTACAACTATCGCAGCCAAGTTCCCGGCACCAAGTCTCAAGGTGATTCGCAATCGTTCGAGCTGCACCCTTCCCGCCTGTTCATCTTCGCTGAAGGTGCCGATGACGGGTCTATCTACGGCATTCCGGTGCTAGAATCGTGCTTTAACGCACTCATGGACGCAGAGAAGATTCGTTGCGCTGGTGGCGAGGGTTTCCTGCGCAATGCCAAGCAGCGGTTCTCCATGGAGGTTACAGACCAGCAGACCGCAGCAAGCATGTTCAGCGACCCCACCAAGCGGGCGAGGTTCGATGAGGACGTGGACGACTTCAACAAGGGGTTCGACAACTCAATCCTCCTTGCTGGCATGAAAGCCAACACCATGCAATCATCCATCGCCGACCCAATGAACCACTGGATGATTTGCATGAACGAGATCGCGGCGTCTCAGGGGATCCCAGTTACCATCCTTATCGGTCAGATGACCGGGCGACTTGCCAGCGACGAAGACCAAAAGCAGCTCGGGAAGTACAAGCAAGACCGCTGCAATAACACGCTGACACCTATGCTGCGCCGATTCTTCTCGCACATGGCGAAGGTTGGTCTGATGCCAGCTCCGAAAGCGCCAATCGAAATCTGGTGGGATAACCTGGTCGAGGCGTCTGATAGTGAGCGGGCAGAGCTGACGCTAAAGATGGTGCAGACAAACAAGACATCGATGGACTCGGGGGCTGGACACATCTACACAGTAGAGGAAATCAGAGAAGCTGGCGGGTTCGAAGGGTCGATTCCTGATATTGACCTTGGCGGAGAGGAAATTGACGATCCTGTGGTGCCGTAACTCGTTACGGCACGATAAGAAAAGGCCCCGTGATGGGGCCTTGTTGTTATGGTCGGCGGATGAATTTCACCTCATGACACCAAATCTTTGCCTCACCACCAAAATCAACTAGATATGGAGTTGATGTGTCGTCAACGTCAACAGACGAGACGGTGCCAATTCTTCCCATGTACTTGCCGGGGTTTATGTTTGATTTTATGCACTCAACCTCGTCTCCAACTTGAACCGCAATCACCAGCTCAGGATCTTTATCAGTCGCCGCCAGCGGAGTGATAGCAAATCCAATTGCTGCAATTGCGGCTTCAAGCTCTGACAATGCTGCGTCAGACTCCATGTTGGCCTTATCGGCTTCATCCTGTTTACGGTTTGCGTAGTCCAACTTGTTGCGGTAGTCTGCGGCCAGTTGTTCGATGGTTGGTGGATTTGTCCACACCTGCTCACCAGGATCT